ATCAAAAGAGATCAGTCTAGTCAGACATGAACTCGAAGGATTATTAACCCTAGCCTAGGAATCTACGATGACTTCAGCTACAGAATACGACTCTATGTCTTCTCATAGAAGAAAACTTCTCTCGCTCTTTGAGCACTTAGCCAATGAGCCTTTACTACAATCCACTGGTCAAGAAGTTCTGAATCAGCTGAAGAATCACGAGCATCGCTATCCTCCTAAGAGAGGTGTCTCACACTTCAATTCAGAACACTTATTGATGGGCTAATGGCAACACTCAACCTTACTGATCAGCAAGAAAAAACCATTCTTTCTGTTCTAGATTCAGCAGAAAAATGGATTGATCATTACTACAGTAGGGTTGAGCCTTTTATGTGGAGCTGTAAGTATAGACCTGAAAAAGAAGGATGTGAATTTGGTGAAGATTACCCAGAAGAATTAAGACAACAGCAAAGATGTATAACAGAATTACATAAACAACTAAGAAAATGATTCTCGTTTACATCATCGTTGGTTTACTCTTTTTCCTGCTGGGATGGGGAATGTATCTAACCATAGGCCCAGGTAAAGAAGAATTAAGAGATCCTATTTCAGAACACTCGAAAATGCACGAGCTAGGAATAGCTCATGGCCATAGCAATTTAAAAAAGAACTAATCTTTCTTAGCTTTTAATTTAGTAATCCAACCTTTTACGGTATCAATTACTTTTACAAAATAAGGCTGTATAAAAGCTATTAGCTTTTTAACATCTTCGATAAATGCATTCCACTCCTGTATAAAGAGTGACCATCTTGCCTTGATATCAGCAATGTACTCTTCACGAGTAATCAGTTTATGCTCAGGTTCAGTTGTCATTGTTAAGAAGCGAGTTTAATTATGAATCTATCCTTCTGCCATTGTTCCATTCTGTCTTGTTGCTTAATTAGCTCCAAGCAATGAGAACATTGACAAGGTGGATTCTTAGGATGATTGCTCTTCGTTGTATTCACGAATAGCTTCCTTGATAGTGTTCTTAAAATTGTTAGACCACCAGTTCTTTCTTTTACTAGTGAAGTGATTATCTAATTTGCACTTCAAATAGTAAATACCGACTAGCCAAACAGTAAAAAAGAAGCCATCAACATAGCTCATGCTATTCCAGGCTTGAACTGCTCCGTCCATTAGAGGTATGCCTTAGAGATGTTAGTAGCAAACCCTATGAGGGTTACTCCCGCTGCTAATACTGCTGCGGCTCCGATGACCCACTTCTCTACAACCTTTAATCTCTCACGCAACTCCTCTTGCTTCTCTTCTAATCTTTCGATTTTTAAATCATGAACGACTAAGCGCGTCTCCTGAGACGCATCTAAAGTTAACGGTTCAGTCATGTCTTAGGTTGTGACTTTTCGATTACTTTAACCCCATCTGCTGGTAAAATCTTCAATCCATTCTCAACTCGAATTGTTTGAACATTACCTGCACTAAGAAGCATCTTTTCGATGTCACTCTTAGTCATAGGCTTATCATCTCCGTTAGCTTTATAAGTTCCATCACCTCTCTTCTTGGCTGTATCCAACCCAAAACTTGCAAGCGCTCCGGTAAAAATACTTGCAACGAACGTGATATCGCGAGGTTCTTGCTTACCTAATCCTGGGATAGTCAAGTAGTTCAAAGAAATGATGAACCCGGCCCATACGACTACCCCAAGTCTGACAAATGTACCCAATATGGCTACTTGTTCTTCTTGATCGTCTATTGCTTCACGCAATTTACCAAGAGGACCTTTAGGCTTTTTAGCCTTGTCATCCTTAACGGCAGTCCCTGTTGTAGGTGTTTCGGTCATAACAACTAAATCGTCAACTTTACTTTAGAGGTTCCTGAGAGGGAACCTTTTTTGGTGTCCAATATCATCTGTGCAAATGAAATTGCTCGGGCCGGGATTTCTTAAGTTCAGCCCACCCAATATGAAGTTTAAAAAGACTCTTCAACAGCAAGGTCTTTACGTCATTAACTTCAGTCTTCCAGCTGGTAAAACCTGCCCTGGTGCTGACAAGTGCTGGGCAATGGCTGTCGTCGACTCAGACGGTAAAGTCAAGCTGGTTAAAGGAGAAAAGAACGAATACATCTGCTATGCCGCTAAAGGCGAAGTGGTTTATTCAAACGTACAAAGAGCTCGTGCTCATAACAAAGCAATCATTGATGGTCTCAGTACCCATGAGATTGTCGACTTAATGCTTGTTTCCCTTGAGTCCAATTACAAGAACCTTCTCAAGAAGGCCAATTTGTTTAGATGGCATGTCTCGGGAGATTTTTATCTTCCTAAATACAGAGATGCAATTTTTATCCTGACTCAAGAATTATCCAACTTGATCCACTACGCCTATACGAAAAACCTTCCTCTCTTTAAAGATGTCAAATTACCTGACAATTTCAGACTCAACGCTAGTTGGGGTGGACGTTATGACCATATGATTAACTCCACAGATTTTCCACGCTCTGCTCGAGTCGTCAAAGACTACGAGGAGGCAGACCAACTCGGTTTACCAGTCGATGTGAATGACTCACTCGCCTTCGGTGAACGAGATCTTAACTTTGCCCTTATTGATCATTAAAACAATGAAACCAATCCACCTTGATCTCGATAACAAGCAAGCAGTTCATCTAATCACTTTGATTAGAAATTATGCTTACTTGCCTGATCACCTCCTTTCTAAAGAATTTGTTCAATCATTAGAAACAGTGATAGATCAAATTAAAGATTCTCAATTTGCTACGAAGTAACTATGGAAGAATACACAAACGACCCACTCCATATGAATGAGAGTGGATTCATTGATGCTGTTTATTTATTTGTTTGGGGTAATGACGATCCCTGCACAGAAGAATACAGCTTCTCTCACACAATTAAAGAACTTAAGACTCAATTCAGACGAGTATCAGAAGAAGAACAATTCGTTGGTGATGTGGTTACTAAATGGGCTGGAGTTCCAAAAGATACACCATTTAGTTCAGATCAAGAGAAAACTTTCATGAAAATGATTAACAACATTTTCGATAGCAAGGAGGAATCATGAATATAGAAGATGCTATGAAGACCAAAAACTTCAAGGCTTGGATGGCTCTACGAATTGTTGGAGCTAAAACAGAAACAGAAGCCTTAGAACTTGTTATCGATGACCATCTGTTCCCTTGGCAACAAGATGACTACATCGAATGGTTTCAAAAGAATCGTAATTGGTTCAAGGAAAAATCATGACTGAAGACGAAAACTTATTAATCTTAGAAGCTTTGACAGCTTACTTAGATGAAGACTGTGAAGAGTACAACAAAGGAATTCGTGAGTTGATTAACAAGATTATTCTTGAGAATCAGATCGATCCTGCTCTTCTTAAACAAAAATTTATTCCTCACCCTTCAATACAATCATGACCACCACAATGGACAAACAAACTAGAGACAAAATTATTCATCGATGTGAAATTTTACAGTACATGGGCGATGCCTCTATCTGTTCTGATTACGATCAAATTCCTTTCGATGAATTGATGAAAGATTATGGATGGGTTTTAGAGAAAGCCCATGACGATTTAGACAAGTACAAGATCCAATGCGTTATTACTGATGACCACTGAAACCATTACTAAAAAAATTACTCAAAAACAATTTGAGCAAATCATCGAAAAGATCTGTGACTTGGGATGGGATTATGACCGCATGAGCTCATCAGGTCAACAAGTCTATGACGAAATTCTTACCATCTTGGGGATTAAATGCAAATGATTGACAAGTACTACATAGGCCTTGAACGCCTTCTAAATAAACACGATGAGAAACACGTGGTAATCGACGACATGATCTCCGATTTCATCCAAGAAAAACTCATCGAAAAAGAAGATGAAACCGTTTCAGGTTTCGAGTATCAAATCAATGTCACTTATCAAATGGAGGTTGACGATTCCAATGACTGACGATTACTGGCTTAATCTTACTGAAAAACAAAGGGAAGACGTCACTCGACAATACGTTCAGATTGTCGTTGATGGCTGGGACATGGAA